AAGATAAGCTTTTGGACTAAATGAGACAAACACTAGTAGATTACAAACCAAAGAAACAGGGTAAAAAGACCTCTCAAGGTCAAAGTACACTGACTAAATACAGCCATAAAGGCTCTAAGTCACGATATATTAAGAGATACAGAGGTCAAGGTAAGTAAGGAGAATTTTATTGTCTAGTTTTGATATTAATGACTATATTAAGAGTGATAATTCTTTAGATTATCAAAAGATTTATAAAGATATGGAAAAAATAACGGGTTTCTTGGCTCAGAAAAGAAGAGAAGATCACTATAGATACGTCGTCGGGCTCTTTGAGAGTCGTAAAAAAGGCGAACTCCTGTACAATGCAGGTACAAATTCTGACTCCAATGAAGTACCGTTTTAGAGGGGCCCCTCAGTTTTTTCCCATGGATAAATGGGCTACGAATACTACCATGAATAAAAGGATAACAGGGTATGATGGAAGTTTATATGGAATACGGTGCGATTGGCATCATAGTATCATTATTTGTAATGATGATTATGAATCTAATCAAAAGCCAAAAGACACAAAATGAAGATTTAGATGATATAAGAGTACATATATCTAAAATAGAGACAACTATGGAGAACGTTGAAGGAATTATTATAAAATTAATTGAGAGATGGAATAAGTCAGATGATACTAGTCAGAGACATAGAGAAGATATAGTAAAAGAACTTAACGATGTTACTGATGATCTTGCTTATTTAAAGGGTAGGATTAATGGAAGAACAACCTAATGCCACATCTTATGGGATGTGTCATTTGTAATAAACCTGCTACCGTGATAAAGAATGATATCTATTATTGTAATGGATGTGCATTAAAAGAACAAGATAAAACAAAGGAAAACAAAAAAAATGGTTAGTTTAAAACAAATGAAAAACCTCATAAAAGACGTTTGTACGGGTATGGGGGAGAAATTTGCCTCTGACTCTGCAGTTAATCTAGTTCTTGCAACGGGTATTGTTGAGAGTCGTTATGAATATATACGTCAAATGGGAAATGGCCCCGCAAGATCGTTTTTCCAGGTAGAGGCGGCTACCGCTGTAGATAACCTTGCTCATTATCTTAAGCATCGCACAAAATTAATGGCTAAGTGTGCAGAGGCTAGTGTAGTGGATATAAAACACTGGCAGAACTTTGACGAGAAGAAATGGGAAGAAATACTTGAAAAGAATATAGCTGCAGGTATTGTACACTGTAGATTAAAGTATTGGAGAGTCCCAAAGAGAATGCCTAGTAGTGTTGAAGGTATGGCAAATTATTGGAAAAAATACTACAATACAGAGCAGGGAGCTGGTGACCCTGAGCATTTTATAGAAGTTTATAACAAATATTTAAGATAAGGAGTCAATAATGGCTAAAACAAAGAAAACAGCAAAGACTGTAGAGAAAGTTGCTAAAAAGGTAACCAAGAAAGCTGAAGAAGCAGTTGAAACAGTAAGTCGTGGTGTATTTACCCAAAGAGGTAAGTAACTTTTATTTGTGAGATACGAAATAGTATCTGGAAAAGAATACCCAGTTTATTCACGAGAAGAAGCGGATGAGCTGGGTTTGTCGTATAAACACCCTTATAAAGTTTCTGAGGGAGAGTATGGCATCTCCTCTGATGGGGAAGTTTCCATATGTTTAAAAAGAAACGAACTAAAGACTGGCGTTTTGGATGTTAAGTATCCATGGGGCCCATCTTTTGTTAAATCCACTAATAGTAAGATTAAGTCTGAAGGAAGAGTGAATAATTATACTCATTCTGGAAAGAATAATCGTGGTAAATTTATAAAGACTAGCGATGCCTTTCAAAAGCTAGCACACCTAATGGCACAACCTGGAATGAATAAGGAAGCTGCCATAAGAATGGTATATGGTCATGTACCAGATTCAAAAAGATATGCAATAAGAAAAACAATGAGAACGGAGGACTTTAGAAATATGACTAAAGACGAGCTCGATAAAATAGTAGAGCAATTTCCTATAGGAAAAATGGATACAGCAAAAGCATTAGCTGCTGTTTTAGATAAGGTAATGGACTGGGATGGAGAAGATATGGGTCAAAAAGGTGATCCTAAAGTAGCTATGACTGTATTAGATAAGTTAATGGATATGAATGATATGAAGGGTAAGGGTAAAATCATTACCACTCAACAAATAGAGGCTTCTACTGTAGAAACAACTCTAGCAGACATTCAAGAGAAGAAGAAACTATTTAAAGCAACCCAAACGGAGGAGACTAATGAGTTGGCAGAGACAACAGAAGAAAAAAAAGAGAGTAAACAAGAAAAAACGTAATGGAAGCAATAATCCAAAAAGGTCTCGAAAAAAATACTGATTACGAAACAGCCTATGCTCTTGACAAAGAAAAACGAGAGTTTCAAAGAGATATGGGCTGGTTTGGTAAATACTGTTTTCCTAAAGCACTTGCTAAGGAGACACCTCCTTTTCATAGGGATATTTACAAACAATTAAAGAATGACGATACAAAACGTGTTTTAATTGCCGCTCCAAGGGGAACAGCGAAAAGTACTGTTTGTTCTCTTATCTTCCCTTTATATAAAATAGCTTATAAAAAACCAGAGGATGATCTCTTTATGGTTGTTGTATCTGAGTCTCAAGCTCAATCAATAAACTTCTTATCTCGTATTAAGTACCACTTAGAACATAGTGATAACTTTAAATCTATATTTGGAGATTTTAGTTCTACTACAGCAAAGAGATGGACTGGAACTGATATTATATTAAAGAATGGTACCCGTATTGTTGCGGTGGGTACTGGACAGAGAGTCCGTGGTTTTATCGAGGGGGATACAAGGCCTAATGTTATTATAGTAGATGACTTTGAATCTGAATTAAATGCTTTTACCCCAGAAGGTAGAGCAAAGAATAGAAAGTGGATGACAGAGGCTGTTATTCCATCCTTATCTGATGAGGGTAGGATAATAATGATTGGGACTGTTATTTCTGAGGATTGTTTTTTGTATTGGGCTAAAGATAGTCCTTCTTGGGAAACGCTGTGGTATAGTATCTGGGATGACGATGAGAATAGTATATGGCCTGAAAGATTTCCTAAGGATAGAATTTTACAAATAAAGAATGAGTTTGAGAGTGTGGGTAATATAAATGGATTCTATCAAGAATACATGAATATAGCCCAGTCTCCTGATGATGCTCCATTTAAACCAGATTATATCCATTTACATCATTATGATTTTGAAAAAATTAACAGCCAACCTTGTTTGGTAAGGGAAGTAGGAGATGAAAAGAAAATTATACCAGTCGAACTCTACACTGGGGTTGATCCTGCATCTAGTCTTAGTGCCCGTGCTGACTATTTTGTTATTGCTACCATTGGTATTGATGCTGACAATAATAAGTATATTGTTGACATCTTTAGAGAAAGACTCGATCCTGCGAAACAACCTCAGAAAATTATCGAGATATATGAGAAATTTCACCCCAAGAGGATGAAGATTGAAACAATTGCATATCAAGAAGCGTTAAGAAGCTCAACAAGAGCATTAATGCTTGAAAAGAATTTATATATACCTGGATTAGAGAAGGGTGTAAAACCAAGAAACCGAAAGAGCGAAAGGTTACTATCATTAGTACCAGCATTTGCTAAGGGAGAGTTTTTCTTTAGACCTCAAGACCTTACAGCGCAGCAAGAGTTCTTATCTTATCCAAGAGGTAAGAACGATGACGTTATGGATGCAGTTTGGACTGCGCTTGAAGGATCGAGACCTTGTAGGATAAAAAAGGGTGAGTTTGACCCTAAAGAAGAACTTGAAATAAAAAGTAATAAAATACTTGACTGGTTGACTATGTAGTTAGTAATATTAAATGATGGCTTATAACTCAAAATCACCAAAACGTGGTAAAAAACTCGTTGAAGAAACGCATGACATATGGAAAACATATTCAAAAAAGCGTGAAACCTGGGCACATAATGCTCAAGAAGATAGAGAATTTCGTCTTGGTAAGCAATGGACAGCAGACCAAAAAAGGGTATTAGAGGAGAGAGGGCAGGCTCCATTAGTTGTAAATCGTATTCATCCAGCAGTAGAAGCAGCAAAAGCTTTAATCACTGCAAATAAACCACAATTTAGAGTATCCCCTAGGGAAGATAGTGATAATTCAGTAGCCCAAGCTATAAATGGCCTTTTAGAGTATATATGGCAGATATCAGAAGGTAATACAGTAATAAGACGAGTAGTTGATGATTATTATGTAACTGGTCTTGGATGTGCTTTAGTTGCCATTGATCCAATGATGGATATGGGTAAGGGTGAGGTATGTATCCACGACGTTGATCCTCTCGATGTTTATATTGACCCCAATTCAAGACATCCTTTTGCTGATGATGCAGAAAATGTTATTATATCCAGATTATATACAAAAGACCAAGCAAAGGCTTTGTATCCTATGTATGATAAGGCTATAAAGAACGCTAGCACGGAAACTCAGTTAACTGATAGACCTAGCACTGGAAGAGAAGATAATGGTGAGACATCTTGGCCTGAGAGTACAGAAACTCAAACAATACATAATTTTGGTGAGAGTAAGGAATATATCAGGGGTTATGAAAGATATTACTCTTTGATGGTTGACCATTATAGAGTATTTGAGAGCATGACTGGGGATGAAGACTTACTTACCGAAGAAGAATATCAAAAATATTTAAAACAGCCTGCCTGGATTATACAGGGGAAGTTAGTCACTGAGCCAGAACAGGCTCAAGCTGCGTTAGACCAATTAAAAGCTCTTTATGAACAAAAAGTTCAAGAAGGTAGGGCTCAGGGGAATCCTGTGCTTCCTAAGCAACCTGAAGTAGAGCAAATAACTTTCGCTGATTTAGTAGAATCTGGAAAAATAGAATCTGTAATTGTACCAACAAAAAGAATTAAACAATGCGTAATTATGGGCGATAAGCTTTTATATTCTCGTATCCTCCCTATTGATAAGTATCCAATTGTGTTCTTTATGAACCAACATACCAGAACCCCCTATCCTATGTCAGATGTTCGCATGGTTAAAGGTATGCAGGAATACATTAACAAAACGAGAAGTCTTATTATCGCCCATGCTACTACAAGTA